ATTGCCATGGAATCTACGCAGGACAAGACAAAGAAACAAGTAAGCGCGTTGTTGTGACAACATGGCAATCTGTGTTCAAACAACCAAGATCATACTTTGAGCAATTCACTGTTGCATTCGGAGACGAGTGCCATATGTTCAAAGCAAAGTCTCTATCGGGTATCATGGAGAAACTCACCAACTGCGACTATAGAATAGGAACAACGGGAACTTTGGACGGAATGCAATGTCATAAGTTGATAATCGAAGGTCTGTTTGGTCCTTCATATCATGTGACATCAACCAAGAAACTCATTGACAAGAACATCTTGTCTCGTTTGAAGATCGACACGATCATGCTACAATACGGAGACGAAGAACGTCGATCCGTTAGCAAATATACCTATAGTGATGAGATGTTGTGGCTCATTCACCACGACAAGAGAAACAGATTCATAGTTGATCTAGCATCTCGTTTGAAGGGAAATACACTCATACTATTTCAGTTTGTTGAGAAGCATGGAAAATATCTACACCATCTAACATCACAAACCGATAGAAAGACATTCTTCGTGCATGGAGGCACAGAGGCAGAGGACAGGGAAAAGGTAAGAAAGATACTTGAAGAGAATGATTCCTGCATAGTAGTTGCTTCGTATGGCACATTCTCAACAGGTATATCAATCAAGAGACTTCATAACATCATATTTGCATCACCAAGCAAATCAAGAGTTAGGGTGTTGCAATCTATTGGAAGACAACTTCGTGTTTCGGAACATAAAGACTACGCAAAACTTTACGATATTGGGGATGATTTGTCATGGAAGAGCAAAAAGAACCACACACTTCGGCATTTTGCGGAACGAATAAAGATCTATCGGTCAGAAAACTTCGACTTCAGACCAGTGCTACTAAAGATGGAGAATCTACCATGAGCGAATACATCTTGATCAAATTGAGATCGGGTGAGGAAATAATCGCCAGCGTTCTATCCAAGAACCGCACTAGTATGAAAGTTTCTCGTCCTATGATCATTAGGCAGATTCCCTTTATGGATCACGCTAATGGTTCACTCAAAGCAGCATCGGTGATGGAGAACTGGATCGGAAGAACGAATGAGAATGAAGTCAGCATCCCAAATAGTTGGGTTGGTGTGAAGATGTCTCCCAACCAAGAGATCATCGATGCATATGAGAAGTATAAGGAACGAGAAGATAACCCGTCACTCCCACCATTAAAGGAACAACCGAAGACTCTGCGTGAGGAAGTTGACGAAGAAAAGAAAAGAGAAATCGAAGAGTATGAAAAGGAAGTTACTAGACTGATGAAAGAGATGTCTGCTGATGCTGGCATCTTTCCTCCTATGCAAGACATGTCTAACTTTGATGCAACGATCAATTCGCAACTCAATCCAAAGGATCCTGCTGGCAAAGAAGTTATTATTGTCAATTTCATGATTCCTGCCAAGATATTCCGTAACCTTGTTGAGGAAGGCTTCATCGAAGATCTCATGACTGCTGGTATGAATGTTGATGACGAAGATGACGATGATCTTGAGGACGATGTTGATCCATCAACTCGTAAACTAAAAGACGATCAGGGTATTCGTGATACAGAAGATACTAACTGGGGTAACAGTCTTAAAGACTGGAGTCCAGATCCAAAAGACTATCTGTAATACTTAAGTAATAGTGTTCTGAAAGAACACTTCTTGATGAAACACGACACAGTCAAGTTACATACTTCGTTTTCAACTGTCAAGACCTTTCCAAATAAATCAATTACCACGCTTGCTTATGTTGATAACTGGTGTATGATGTTATCACAATGAAAGGTATACAACATGAACGAACAAGGTCACTACATAGACAACAAAATATTTTACGAAGAGATGGTGAAGTGGAAGAAGGAATGCAATAAAGCCAAAAGAAAGAAACTGCCACAGCCACCAGTAACCGAGTACATAGGCAAGTGCTTCCTTGCCATCGCAGAGCGATTATCGTACAGACCAAACTTTATAAACTATCCTTATAGAGAAGAGATGGTTGGGGATGGAATAGAGAACTGCCTGATGTATGCAGCAAACTTTGATCCAACGAAGTCAAAGAATCCATTCTCGTACTTTACACAAATAATCTACTATGCTTTTGTTCGTAGAATACAAAAGGAAAAGAAGCAGAATTACATCAAGTTCAAGAGCATAGAAGTGGCGCAGTTGAACGGGAAGATTCCCAACTGGCTCAAGAATGTTTGTTATGATGAAAACAAGGTTCAGGATTTTTTCAAGTCTCTTGCTTTGTCGGAGACTGACTTGAAGAACTTTGAGACTTCTCCAAAGAAGGAACCCAAGACAGAAACAAAGACTGTTGTAAAGAAAGCCGCCAAGAAGAGCAAGAAGAAATGAAGATTTATAGTGTATTTGGGTTCTAAGTATGATACATACCTATGGGGGGGATATGTATGAAACGATATAAAGTCTATCTGATAGAAAATAAAGTGACTAATAAAGTTTATGTTGGGTGGACATCACAGACAATAGAGCGAAGATTCTATCAGCACAGCAAAAGTTCTAAAGTTATTGGAAAAGCAATGCGATGCTATGGAATAGAATCTTTCTCTATCAGAGAAATACAATCGCTTGATGATAGATTGGCGGCTCTTCAAGCCGAAATGTATTGGGTTGCTTTTTACAAAGCAAATCATAAAGACTATGGATATAACTGCACAAAAGGTGGGGATGATTCTCCAATAGTGCGAAACCACGATGTGTATAAAACAAGTGAGTTTGTTCAAAAAATGAAAACACAAGCCTTTACTCAACATGCAGATAAATCTAAAAAGAAGAAACATATTGACGGCATACACCGATATTGGGATAATGTTACTGAAGAGCAAAGAAACCAGAGAGCAGAAATAAGCAGAAACAATGGAAAACTTGGCGGCTGTCAGAAAGGATTTCGCAAAGGTGTGTCCAGACCAGAACGAAAAGGTAAACTACACCCATACGCTAAAACATATCTTGTCACAAAGCCAGATGGCAGCAATGAAACTATACATTGTCTTAAAGAATATTGTGCTATAAACAATCTCACATATAGAAACGCACAACAAGTTGTTGCTAAGAAGCAGTCACACCACAAAGGTTACATCTTTACAAGACTGGAGGATACTCTGCCATGAAGATTGCCATCATCACAGACACCCACTTTCGGAGTTAAAAATGATGACCCGATCTTCCTTGAGGCATACCTTTCCTATTTTGAGGAACAGGTTTTCCCTTATCTCATCAAGAAGGGAATCAAGACCGTCATTCACATGGGTGATGTACTTGATCGCAGAAAATACATAAACTTCAATACGCTACACAATGTTCGACGGAGATTTACTGAGTGGTTCTCCAAGAACGGGGTTGAAGTTCATTGTGTCATCGGAAACCATGATTGCTATTGGAAGAACACCAATCAGGTCAATTCTGTTGTTGAAATATTTGGTGATACATTCAAGGTCTATGAGAAACCAACCGATGTTATGTTGGGTGGTGTGATTTGTGGATTTGTTCCATGGATTGCGAAGGATAATGCGGCAGAGGTATATGAGTATCTCAAGAAGAGCAATGCTGATGTGCTTTTTGGACACTTCGAACTCACAGGGTATGAGGTGGTTCGTGGTGTGAAGCACGAAGGTGGATTGAATCCATCGGTACTTTCTCGCTTCAAGCAAGTGTATTCGGGACATTTTCATTGCAAACAGCAGAACGGGAATGTTCACTACCTTGGTACTGCTTACGAAATGTTCTACTCTGAGGCAACGGAAACCAAGGGTTTTCATGTCTTGGACACGGAAGATGGCTCGTTAGAGTTCGTTGAGAACACCCGAAAGTTGTACAAGAAGATATCTTACAATGAGAATCTTGACAACCTTGGTCACGGAAACTTCAACTTCTCTACTTACAAGGACTCTTTTGTGAAATTGGTGGTTTCGTCAAAGAAGAACACTGCCAAGTTTGATATGTTCTGCGACAAACTCTTTGATTCAGGAATCTACGATCTACAGATCGTGGAGAAACTTGAGGAAGAGGAACAGGTTGAGGATGAGTTTGTGTCGGAAAAGGAACTTTCCAAGAACACCATTGAACTCATCGACGGCTACATCGATGAACTGAAGGTCGATGATGGATCATCCCTAAAGTCCCTGATGCGAGAACTTTATACTGAAAGTTTGTCTCTCTAGTTTCCTAAATAATAGGCAACTAGGAGACATGAAATGGGTAGAGTTCTTACTTCTGAAGATTTGAGAAATTGGTTTAGTAAATCCCACCCAGAGGGTGGTTGGAAGCGAATCAATTCCAAAGGTGAAGCGATTGGTCCCTGTGCCAGAGAGCCTGGTGAACCAAAGCCCAAGTGCATGTCCAATGAAAAGAGAGCCATGCTTTCCAAAAGTGAGAGAGCATCGGCTGTCCGTACAAAGAGACAACACGATCCAAATCCAGAACGAAAGGGTGAGCCAATCATGGTATCTAATTTTGGCAAGGGGAAGATAAGCGAGGAATACGATCTAGATCCAACGGACAGAATATTCGAATCCTTGGATGTTCTTTTGGAAAAGAATGCCCCCACGAATCCTGAACTTTGGTCGCAAGCAAAAGCAGCGGCAAAGGCAAAGTTCGATGTCTATCCTTCAGCCTATGCCAATGGTTGGGCTGCAAAGTGGTACAAGAGCAAGGGTGGGAAGTGGAAGTCTGTGAACGAATCCATACATGCATTCTCGTCCTTCATAGACAAAAAGGCAATCTTGTCGGAGATGAATACTTTCAAAGGTGTCATTGGCAGAACCGCAGCAGTTGTGGTTGAGAAATACATTGTTCAAGACAATTTGAAGTCCGGTGTTGGTGCAGATGAACTTCGTTCTTATGCAAAGAAGTTTGGTGCCAAGACAAAGTCACAGAAGGAAACCACTGAGTTCATGTTCGATGACGAGAACGCCGCAGACTCCTTCATGAAGGCTATTACGGGTAAAAGCCTTGCTGAGGCAAATGAATGTGAAGGTAGACAGGCTGGAAAGCCGTGGAGAACTCCTGGTGAGAAGAAGAAGTTTGCCGTTTGTGTAGATAATAAGATTGTCCGCTTTGGTGATCCTGGTCTTTCAATCAAGCGAGATCAACCAGGTAGATTGAAGAACTTCCGAGCGAGACATGGTTGCGATAAGGGTGGCATCTCAAGAGACACGCCAAAGTACTGGTCGTGTCAGATGTGGCGTAAGGATAAGAGCGTGACTGACCTCACACAGGGGGAATAATGGCTTTAGTTGAGCAAGACTTTTTGGTTGAGCAAGGTTCTACATTCATTCTTCAGTTTGATCTGAAGAAAGATGATGATACCGCATTGACCACAACTCAAACCAATCAGTACACGACAATCGCAACTACAACAGATATAAGCCTTGGAATGAAGGTACGAAAAACAAAATATGGAACAAATACACCCATACTAGGAATAACATACAACGCAGTTTTGCAGAGCAATGTTGAAAGTACTCAAGGAAATACAGTTGATGGATTTTATTTTGATTCGGAAAATCAAGGAAGAGTGAAGTTTGTTATCTCTTCAACTACAACTGCTGCATTGAAGTATGGAAAATACTTTTATGATATTGAAGTTATTCAAACTAAGGGAAGTGGTACAGAAGTGACAAAGGCTTTGTCGGGTAGAATGGAAATTGAAGCGGAGGCAACGAACTAATGCCAGCATTACACACAGATCTATCTGTCGAACAAGGTTCAACTTTTGTACTTGAGTTTCAGGTGTTCAGTGATGATCTTCAACCTGTATCTTTACTTACGTCCGAACTAAATGGATCTGGAACATTGATTTACTCTGTTGATGATTACAATGTTCGAATGAAGATTCGAAAGTCCAAATATCGCGATCCAATTCTATTTACCATCGGAACAACCATGACCTACGCATTTCAACCAGGCAGCACTCAAGGATTTGTGCAGAATGGTGTATTTTTACTTGGTGGTGCGACTGGATTCATGCGCCTTGTTTTGACGGCAGATACAACAGCCGCATTTAAGGCGGGTAGATATTTTTATGATATGGAACTTATTCAGAATGTAAGTGGTGGAGAAATAGTAAGCAAACTTCTTTCTGGAAAAATAGAGGTTGAAGCGGAGTCAACGAGATGAAGATAACGAACATACGAGTTCTAAACAACTACAAAGTTAAGTTGACAAACGCAAAGTTGTCTGGAGTCAATTCCTCACAGAGTTCTATATTTGAACAAGGAACTCGTACTCCCACTATTATTACAGAAACACCAAATGTAGAGTTTCAAGAGAAATTTAATAGAGTGTTCAATTATCTCATAAGCAGATATGAACCAGGTTGGTCTGCTGCAACTTTTGATCTTGGTAAAGCCGCCACGATGCAGTTGCTTGGTATTTCCAGTGCTATAAATCCACTTATCTTGGGTGGAACTGTTGAAACTGCCTTTAATTATACAACAAATGGAGATGAAGGGTGGTTTGATCCTCTAACGCACCCAAAAGATTTCGCGTCCGCTGTTCGCTCTGCATATAAGAAGTTTGAACGGGCAAGAAGTCCACAAAGAGCGGCGAATAAATTTGTTCAGTATAATTTAAATGGAATATTTTCTCAGGACTTCTTATTCAATGGCGGAAATGCTTTCTTTGGATATCACCCAAAGTTTGATTGGTATCCTGGAAATTCTTTACCACAACAGATTCATATGGGGTATAGCGCAAACTATGACAACTGCATTCGTCGCTCGTTTATTCATAGTCCATACGGGAACCTAAGCACCCCAATGAATTTTTACTCTGGAAACTGGAGAAGATATCCTTGGTTAACTGACAGATATACAGCAGAAGCATTTCAATTCGACATGTATTTGATGTTGCGAGAAAGCACTACTGTACGAGATCTTCTTTCGGATCATACTGTTGGTCGAACTGCTGAACTTGGCGTGAGTGTAGATGGTGTTGTAGATTCTAACCTCAATACTCTCTATAGGGGTGTTTGTTTTGGTGCTGGTGTGATATCAATAGTGCCATTCAATGATTATGGTAGAACTGGTGGGGGTTACTCCGCTGATAGAGTATTGGTTGGTTCGCCGTGGATTCGATTTCCTGATGCAATCACTTATTCGTCTTGGTGGGGGAATGCCAATGAACGGGCTGGTCTTTGCTTCCACTACGATAGTTTGTTGATGTTCAATGGCAGCACATTTCCATCAGATCCACAAACTCTTTCAGAACTTGCTGGAAGACCACCAATGACCGATGTGGTGGGAATTTCTTATGGATATGGAGAGACTCTTCTTGAATCTCTGAATCAACTTTCGGAGACATGGGGTAATTCCATGGAATTCATCGCATATCTTGGATGTCTTCCTTATGGAACAGGATTCGAAATGAGAATTCCATTTGCCCTCTACAAGGATCCAACCATTGAAGGAAATAAAGAATATTTCAAGTGGAGACTTGATGCATCTGTTTCCCACTGGAAGGAAAAGTTTAAGTCTCCTTTCGACGGCTTTGCTCGTATTGTAATGGATGCAAGTGCAGTTATAGAGAGAACATATCATCGTTGGCAAGAACCTGGATTTACACTTTGGACGAATATTGCAAGTTCTGGAGCAAGTTATGTTGAAAATATTCCAGTAGAATGGGCAAGAGATCAATACAACTATACTTTTGGAAACTCTGGACCAAATGCAAACAAGGGAGTTATTCTTGGTGTTGAAAAGTTTGCGGAATACATGTTCAAGGATGATGTTGGATTAGTATATCCAAATAGAAATGATCAGAGAAGATTTGCTGGAGACACAAATCCAAGACACTGGTGTCTTGATGATGATAAGGCAAGTGATCTTTTCTCTACTGCAAACGATGTGTTATTGGGGCAGAGAAAATGGACTACTGCATACTCAAACTCTGTATGGGGTATGGGTGTGTGTGGAAGTAGTAAACTCGGAGAGATATTTACTGTATCCACACCAGAGTATCTTTCCGACACAAGTAAGTCTGCTATGAGTGCATTTTCATGCTTCTATAATACATTCATAGAGGTTGAGAACGATGGGGATATCAAGTGGAAGAGAGTTCCTGGAACGGTATTCAACAACGGTAATGATGGCGTTCCTTGGATACACGATAGACGGTTCCGCTTGTTCTATCTTTATCCAACTATGCTTGCTTTAAACACAACTATTGTTGACCATTTCCATGATGGGATTGGATACTACAATCACTTAAATAAGTCTGGATGGTATGACAAGACTCTTGGTATTTTCTTTGAACCGAATATGGAATCAAGTGGAAGCCGTCCGGTCGTCTCTAATTTTCCATATGCAAACAGAAGAACTCCAACAAAGCCACCACAAAATTTCTGGACAGGAAATGCCCGCACATCTGAATTTGAACTTCTCTATGCTTGCATGAAGGGTGGAATAACAGAGGGTCTTGATTCACTCTACTTCAATGAACTCCATAACGAACTTGTCAACGGGTTGATTGATATACCCGATACATCAAGAACTGGTTTCTTCCGTGCGTTGGATTTTGCAGTATTCGGAGCGTCGTGGACTCCCGCCAGCACGGACACAGATGGAACATCGTTGTATCCATCAATTGTTCCATTGATAAAACCACCCGAAATATTTCCTGGTGGTCTTCACCGATATCGTGGTGATGAAAATCCTGGTTCTACGGCTGGTATGCCTTCTGATATATTCGAACAAAACTTCGTTGTTCTTTGCAATCAAATACCTTACGAGCGTAGAGTTCTTTTGCCTCAATATTGGTTGCTCGACGGTCCACCTGGTCAACGAAAATCAAATTACTTCTTCAAGAAATTGGGAGATGGAACAACATATACAGGTTCTGCCACAGGAATAACATTCCTCAGCACTGAGTTTGGTGGAACTTGGGCTAATGGAGATACAAATCCTCTACGATTTTTGACTCCTTGGGCGTATGAGAATAGAACTTATGCAAAGCAATCATTTACAAATTTCTTAAAACAGGCTAAAGGTGTTGGTTTAGCATTTCCATATGTTCACGATGACTGTGAAACATTGAGTAATTTCTCTCCCGGCAGTCCTCTGTTTGCAACAAGAACAAATGCAGAAATAATTCAATTTGCTTCTAATTTTGGATATGAAACTATTCCCGACGCAAGACACATAGCAGCAATCGTTGCGGATTCCCGTTTCAACGGAATAACTTGTAGCAGAACAAATAGAACATTTGCACAAGAATTTAAACACAACTACGATGAAATTTTGGCTGCAAACGGTCTTGGTTTGTGTGGAGCAAGTGCAGAAAGTATATTGTCATTTTTTATAGGTGCTACTGATCGTTCTGATTTTAGATATGCGTTTGGTTTTGGATTTGACATTCTAAGAATATTCTATGCATGGAATGCTGCTAATTACATTTTCTGTCAGGGTGATCTGAAATCAAAGATAATAGGAAAGTCGCTGCACGAAACAACGGGGTTTGAAAACTGCAAAGTCACATCTTCTGAACTATGCACCGTCTCAGCCTCGGAGGGGAAGTATGGCGTTGATGCTGGTGGTCATCTAGTTCTTCGTCCTCACATTGATGGATATGGACATTCGACACACTCGTTTGGTGAGTTGTTTCCATATCTTTCAACTGATTATGGATATCCACCAGCACCAAGTTCTGACCCCGAAACTAAGTACGGAAAACTGCTTGGGTGGCATCCTGTATCAGAAGGTGGCATAACATTCTCTTCTAGATCTTATCAAGCAGTTGTTTCGGATATTAGAAAGGTTCGATCAATTCTTCGCAGCAGACCACAGGCTTTAACCGAAGGATTGGTTGTTCTAATAAATGGTGGTCTTAACAATGGTTCAGGCATCAGTGTTATAAATGATCCGGACTACTTCCTTGAACACATCTATCACCATTGCCTAAGTGGAATAGATTATTTTGTAGTTTTCAACAAGTCTAGTGGAGATATGTCTTTGGTCAATCAGGCATTGGTTGAATGGAAAGACGTCAGTGGAAATGTGATTGCTACACCATGCGATTCAACGGGTTCAACTGCTGGACTTGTTGATCGAATAGATTTGTATGAAGTGGGAACGAACATGCTTGTTTCTGGTGCTTATACAAACGATACAACCAAGCGTTTATGGAGAATGACTGCTCCTCTAGGTAAGAATCAATTTGTGAAGCAAGGCACATCTCAACCATTATTACCTGATACCATAGATATTCCAAGCGGAAGTAGGGGAGTTTGGCTTGAGACACCCGCATCATATGGTGTTCCTCTATATCAGAGTGTTTCAGCACAATATACAATAACCGTATCTACCTCTGGAGATGATGCTGCAAATGGAGTTTCTGCGGCAGTGAGAACACTAAATCGCGCACTTGAGTTGTATTCTGAATATGACGGCTCGTTGCCTGTAGTGATAAACATAGAACCTGGAACATACGAACTATTTGGTGATTATGTTGGTTTCACTGGTTCCCACAGTGGAACTGAAACATTGCCAGTAACAATACGGGCTACTCAACAAGACGGGGTTATCATCACTGGAGCAAAGACACTTGATGTGTCTGATATGAATGTGATTGATGCAACCGATCCTCTGTATTCTCGGTTCAAGTCGTCTGCGAGATCCAACATTTACAAGGTTCAACTTAATGACTTTGGAATTCTGGATACAGGTGTATTTGGCAACGTGCGGTATACAAGCCCATTTGTGTCTGTTGCAGATGGCGTGACTGTAGATGTTTATAATGGAAAGCAGATTGGCTTCAAAGACATTCCAACTCTTCCTGAAGTATCGTTCAATGGATTCCCATTAACGCTTGCTCGTTTCCCAAATGTAGGTACTGGACCGGAATCTTCTGAGTTCAGTTTTGATTCAAGTGCTATCATAGAATCTGTTATTCAATCTGGATCAGGACTTACGTTTACAAGTCCTGGTGCAACAATGGGAATATTCAGATATCCATCTGGAGTATGCTACGGTGTGAATTATTCTGGAATATCTGCATGGGCTGATCGGGTTGGTGCAGATAAGGACATTTATGTACATGGTTTCTGGCGATTTGATTCCAATGACGAAGTCTACAAGATTGACTCTATAAATTTCTCAACAAGAGAAATAACTGTCAGATCGTCTGATTCGATCTATGGAATTGCTGGAACAACATCTTGTACGTCGTTTGTGGCAGCAGATCCATCTCCAAGAAGATGGTTTGCTATTAATATTCCCGAAGAACTGGATGCTGCTGGTGAATATTACATAAGTCGCACTCTAGACATAAATGGTGGGCAAGATGTGCTTTACTTTATTCCTCCTGTGGGAATAACAGCGGGTACAAAAGTATTGGTTTCATCATCTCGTCTTGCTGGTGGCGTGACGTGGGCAGATGGAACTTCTGAATATGATGCTTCTAGGTCTATACAAACCAAGCATCCAACAAATATGAGAGACACGATTTCATCTCTCTTCAAACTATACAAGGCAGACAACATCATCATAGATGGTCTAATATTCGACACATGCTCTGGATCTGCAATAGAGATAAATCAATGCAAGAATGTTCAAGTTAAAAATTGCAAGATCAAGAATATGAGAAAGAATGGTATTGTTGTATTAGATGGGGAGTCTGTTACTATTGATAATTGCGACATTCGCGATATTGGTCTAAAGGGAGTAATACTAACTGGAGGAAATCGTCAAACTTTTGAAGATGCGAGAAATACTGTTAGAAATTGTAAGATTAGGTCGTTCGGTAGACTTTCTTCATCGAATGGCGCAGCAATACAACTTTCTGGTTGTGGAAACAACATACAACGAAACCTTATTGCTGATGGCAACGGAAAGGGACTTGATTATTCTGGAAACAACCATGTCATTGAATTCAATAATTTCAGCAACTTGAACTTTTATAATGATGACATGGGTGCGGTGTACAAGTATGCTGATCCGTCTCACGCAGGAACACAGATTAGATCAAATTTCTTCAACAATATTGGTACTCGCCTACCAGGCGGACCGTATTATCAAAACTGTGTTTCTAACGCAGTGGAAAATAGTTGTGCCATATACTTTGATTACAATAGTGGAGGAGATCGAATCTTCCGAAATGTTTTCTACAGGTGTGGATCTACACTCTCAAATGTTAATTGTGCGATATTTATCGGTGGTGTTCAAACACCCATAAACGGAAATATATTTGTTGAATGTACAAGACCGGCTACATTTGCGAAGGTTAATGATGTGGCTTGGAATAGTTTGTGGACAACAGGTGGAATTAAACATTCTACATTCAATGTGAATGGAGACGAATGGCTCACCCGATATAGTGGTTTGTCAGCATCGGATAGAAGATATGGGTACACACCATATTCATATTTTGATACAAGTTATGGGGAGCCGACACTAGAGGAGGGCGACACAAATTATGCTGGTCTATACAATAAGATTGATCTGCGAACAGATGAATGGTCTAGAACTTATCCATGGTTGTTTGGTCTATTATCTCTAAATGGAAATACTCTTGAAATAAATTTTGATGATATAACGCTAAACACAGTAAACAACAATGTGTGCATAGGAACAACTTCTGGTGCAACTTATGCATTCTTCGAAAAAATATATTCTGCATCTGGTACTTTATATGGTGGATTCTCTATCGGTAGCATAACATTCGCTACAGTAAATGGTGCTTCTGGATGGTTTGTAAAATACGGAACAGACTTTACGCTTATCCCATCAGGCTTACAAACAATCAAGCAAAGTCTCCCTTCGTTTTCTGGAATAAGTTTCGAAAATATTCCTGTTTACTCCTAGTTGACAAGGCATGGTGGTTGAGTTATTCTTTCGCCATGAACATCTTCGTGTTAAACAAAGATCCGTTACTTGCGGCAATCAATATGTGCGATAAACATGTAGTCAAGATGATTGTAGAGGGCTGTCAGATGCTCTCTACAATCCATCGCATGGCGGGGAGTCATGTTGTTTACGCTCCCGTCGATCTCTATAAAATGTCATTCATGAATCACCCATGCACGGTATGGGCAAGACATTCAGTTGAAAACTACTTGTGGCTTGCACATCATACACATGCACTTTCTTGTGAATACACAAACCGATACAAAAAGACCCACAAGGCATTTGAGATGACTTGTTGGTTCTGTAGACACGTTCCTACAAATATCATCCACAACAACAAACTGACTCCATTTGCACAGGCAATGCCTGATCAGTACAAGCATGAGGATGCAGTTGTTGCCTATCGTCAATATTACCTTGGCGAGAAGGCTAGGTTTGCCAAGTGGAAGTTTGGAAATGTTCCTACTTGGTTTGAACAAAAGAATCCGATGCTTGGTCTTGAAGTGGCTGTATAAATACCGTTGGAGTGAACAATGTTAGTCTTTGATAGCATTCGTTGGAAAAACTTTCTTTCATACGGCAACTATTTCACGCAGTTGAACCTCGCCAAAACAGAGATGACTCTGATCTGTGGCGAGAATGGTGCGGGTAAGACCACATTCCTTGATGCGCTTACCTTCTGTCTTTTCGGCAAGCCTTTCCGAAACATAAACATCCCACAACTACCAAACAGCATCAACAACAAGGACTGCCTTGTTGAGTGCGAGTTTCACGTTGGTAGTTCCAAATATCTTGTTCGCCGCGGTTTGAACCCAAAGATATTTGAGATCCATAAGGATGACAAACTTTTGGATCAAGACTCCAAGTCTAAGGACTATCAGAAAATGTTTGAGGAGCAAATCCTCAAGATGTCCTACAAGGCTTTCTGTCAAGTTGTGATACTTGGCTCCACGAACTATGTCCCCTTCATGAGACTGCCAGCGGCTGATAGGCGAGCCATTGTCGAATCTCTATTAGACATCGGTGTATTTTCTTCGATGAATGTTGTCCTCAAGGATAGAATTTCAACCAACAAGGATGATCTGCGTACCTGTGAGACATCGGTGGAGATTCTAGAAAGCAAGAAAGAGACGCAGAGAAAGTACCTTGATGCCCTTGAGGAGAAGAGTCGATCATCTCTTGAGGGTCTTGAGGAAGAGATACGGAACAATGAAAAGGCTCGCGATTCTCTGTCCGCGATTGTGGTCAAGGGTGGTAACGTGTTGTCTGTACTTGGGAAGAACCGAGATCTTCGTCGCAAGAAGGAACAATCCATCAGCGACATGACCAAGATTAAAAACACCCTTGAGAATAAGTTCAATATTCTCACTGAAGAGACATCAATTCTTGTAACCACGAAAGATGTTCCCTGTCCATCATGTGGACAGTCTCTCACAGAAGAGCATCGTGAGAAAGAGATTGTAATAAAGAAGGGAAAGACAGAGGAAATTCGAAAGGCTCTTCTTGATGTTGAATCGCGCATTGCCGCCGAAAGAAAATTCATCACAGACAACAAGTTAGACAATATCGAAGTTGAGTATGAAAAGTTTCTGTCTGTTCTCAATGAACACAGACAAAAACTTGCCGTTGCTGAGAAGATGATTGAACGTCTCAATGCTGACATAGAAAAGATTAAAAAGTCTCAGCAAAGTCTGACAACTGAACAGGATGTTCTTGATGAACTTGAACAGAAATGGGAAGACAGTAAAAAGCATTATGACGAGAAGCAAGAAGAACAGAAACTTCTTTCCTCTGCACAAACAGTTCTGAAAGATAGTGGCATCAAAACGAGAATCATCAAGCACTATCTTCCTATCATGAATAAGTTGATAAATCACTACCTTGCATGTATGGACTTCTTCGTGCAGTTCAATCTTGATGAAAACTTTGGAGAGACGATTAAGTCGAGGCATCGTGATGAGTTCACATACGCTTCCTTCAGTGAAGGTGAGAAGATGCGTATTGACTTGGCACTATTGCTTGCATGGAGAGAGATTGCAAGGCTGAAGAACAGTACCAACTGCAACCTTTTAGTTCTTGATGAGGTATTTGATTCAAGCCTTGACTCAACAGGGATGGATGAGTTTATGAAACTTATCAAGAGTCTTGGTAAGAGATGTAATATATTTGTCATCTCACACAAGACAGATCAACTCACAGATAAGTTTCAAGAAGTTCTCACGTTCAGTAAGAAAAACAATTTTAGTAGGATCAATCGATGAAAAACTATTTTCTCAGAAGCAGATTTGCAAAAGCATGGCAAGTGGCAGACTCTCTTGCATCTCGCGGTTTGGTTGGTGCTAAAGTCTCTGAAGAAATTCGTGATATGCGAGACATATCGTGTCACGGTTCAGAAACTTTGGGTCTTGCTCCATGTGAGAGCAGATTGGAAAGCAAGAAGCATCCAAATTCATTCATTTGCGAGGCTTGCAACTGCGGGGACTTTTCACACACCCAACTCACAAATCTTGATGAGAATCATTATTCTAAGTTGGATTATCCTCGCGTTCATTGCCCCAAGAATATGCCAGGGTTCAGCAATTACATTCCTTTGACAATATCAGAGAATAATATGAGAAAGAAGTTGATTGAGGACACATTTGGTGTAGATTACCTATCTCAACTCTTAGTAGAGAAGAAGGAGACAGAGAAGTGAGCAAGAACTGGAAAGATGTTGGTGGATCAGATCCCTTCGATAAGGGACATTCATCTTCTCGCGGTAGAAAGCATGAGCGACGAGGACACCGACATGAAAGCAAACATCACTTGAGGGATCTCAAGGATATGGTGAATGGTGGCGAAGAAATTGACGAAGACCTCATGGATGACCTTGAGGAGGAGGACTAAATTATGAAGATTAGCAAGAAGACATTTGACATCCTTAAAAACTTTTCTGGCATTCGTTCATCAATCTATGTTGACAGGGGTAGTGTGATTCGCACCGTGTCAACAGCAAAGAACATCATGGCAGAAGCCAAGGTGGATGAGAACTTCCCCAAGCCATTCGCGATTTTCGATCTTGGAAAGTTCATTGCCACCACAAGTCTGTTTTCGGAAGCAGACTACAACTTCGATGACAAGTGTGTGGTTGTCAACTCACAGAAGGGTGGAGAGATCCAATACTTCTATGCAGATGAGAAGTTGATTGAGAAGGCAACCCGTACTATCAAGATGCCAGAACTCAGTGCTGAGTTTGAACTATCGTCTAATCAAATTGCAGAGGTTCAGAAGGCTGCTTCTGTCCTGCAACTTGATACACTTTGCATCAAGCCAAATGCTGCTAGTGGTATTGAGATTGTTGCATTTGACAGGAAGATTGGACTCAACAGCGCGTCGAACACATACAAGGTTCCCATCAAAGCCAAGTCTGTGAATACAAGTGGTTCTGTATACATCGACATTGAACTGCTCAAGATGCTCACCGATGATTATGTGGTTGAGATCGGTGGTAGTGCTGTGGCTAAGTTCACTGGCACAAAGAATGGTGTTACCTATTGGATTGCTCTTCGTCCCGAAACTAAGTGAATGGAGTGAATAATGCTCGCTACAGACGAATATCTGTGGTCGGAAAAATACCGTCCCACCCGTATTGCAGATTGCGTCCTTCCGCAAGACATTCTCAAGACATTTGAAGAAACGATAGATCGTGGTCAGATTCAAAACATGCTCCTCGCCGGTGGTCCTGGTGTTGGAAAGACCACGGTTGCAAAGGCTCTGTGTGATGAACTTGGGTGCGATTGGATTTTGATCAACTGCTCCGAAGATGGAAACATTGACACCCTGAGGACTAGGATTCGGGACTTTGCAAGTTCTGTTTCCTTTAGTGGTGGTGCCAAGGTAGTCATCCTAGATGAGTTCGATTACTCCAATCCACAATCCATGCAGCCAGCACTTCGTGGCTTCATGGAGGAGTTCTCAAAGAACTGTCGGTTTATTCTTACTTGCAACTACAAGAATAGAATCATTCAGCCTCTTCATTCCCGATGCACAATCATCGACTTCCGCATTCCTTCGACCGAAAAGCCGAAGATGGCAAAGCAGATGATGAAGAGGGTGTGTGCTATTCTTGATTCGGAGGAGATTCAGTATGATCAGAAAGTCATTGCTGAATTGGTCATGAGGCGTTTTCCTGACTTCCGAAGACTCATCAATGATCTTCAGAAGTACGCCCTTGGCGGGAAGATTGACGTTGGTATTCTTGGCACTACTGCCACGGATAAGGTAAATGACCTAGTCGGATATATGAAGAAGAAGGAGTTTGGATCCATTCGAAAGTGGGTTGCCAGTAATATTGACAACGACCATGTCGGATTGTTCCGCAGCATCTATGATTCGATCTATGAAATCCTTGAGCCTCAGTCTATTCCTCAGGCTATCCTCACTCTTGCAGATTACCAATACAAGTCTGCCTTTGTCGCAGATCAAGAAATCAATACGATGGCTTGCCTCAGTGAACTGATGGTTTCTTGTGAGTTCAAGAAATGAATGATTCACCATTTGACTTTCTAAACAGTATCAATCTCACCAAGAAGAATCTTATTCGTGAGGAAGGTAGAGGGGCATCTGAGTATGCCCCCTATCTCATGAATAGAGGTCTTTCACAGTTTCCTGATACCATAATGCACTCAAATGAGATGAATATGCGTGGTCATCTCGACAAGCAGATGCAGTATGAGTTCTTGCTCCATAGCATTAGACCGCGCAAGCGGGTTGGGAAATGGGCAAAGAAGGAAGATGCTGAGGTCACACAGAAGATCGTGGACATCTTCGGGTGTTCTGTGCGTAAGGCAGAAGAGATCAAGGCAACCTTGGACAAGAAGACCATTGCCAAGATCGTCAAGCGTGAATCTGAGATGCGTGGAGGAGTTTGAAATGCTAAATATTATCGATATTCGCAAATGTTTGATTGATTGGCGAGGTCGATATGGAAAAAAGGACATTAAGCCTCAAAGCAGAAGATTTGCTTGAGGTAACATTGAAAGCAGACGACGACTTTCTTAAGGTGCGGGAAACTCTTACGAGAATAGGAGTTTCCTCTAAGAAAGAAAACAAGTTGTATCAGAGTTGCCATATACTACACAAACGTGGCAAGTTCTACATAGTACATTTTAAGGAA